GATCGCCAGTAAGGGTGGCGCGGTCCTTATCGAGTTGGAGCAACCTCTCGGCGTTTTCTAACGCTTCTTTTGAATACTGAGGTGGAATTTCTGGGAGGTCAGCCATAAAGGTATCCTTTTATATTGCTCTCAAATTAAATAGTTAGCCATAAAAAAAGACAGGGTTTACGGTTAGCCCTGTCTAATGAAGTTGTCGAGCCCTGGTGGGCGTTTCGGTTGGTTGTGCGCAGTTAGGGTTTGGTGATTACTTCCCTTGCTTTGAGAGGCTTGTTCAATCGCCTCTTTTTCATCTTTTAACTGCTTGATTAATCTATTTACAAACCACTTGCGAAGCCCCACGGGTAAATTGTAAGCCTCAGAAAAAGACCATCCACCAGAGTATTTCAAAAAGAAAAACTGCTCATAGATGTTCTCCATATATTCATCGGTCAGGCCAAAAAAAGTCCGCTGTAAGCGGGACCTCCATATCCTGCTCATGACCACACTCGCTACATTCAAAATACTGAGTTAAGTCTATAGCAGGGGCTGCTAAACGATAAGATAATCTAATATGACGGGAATCCATTGAGGGAATGTTTTCAATCAAATAATTAATGGCAGCGGGAGAGAAATCTCCATTAACCCCAACAACTATATTAACCAGTTGACGAGTAATATTATGCTCATCCTTTCTTTTTCTATCATGCTCCCTGCCGGCTATTAATTTCTTTTCATCTTTTCCGCACAATAATTTAAATGTTACCATAACACCTGTCTTCGGTAATTTTACATTAAATGTTCCATTATTGTTATCTATCACATCTAATTTGGCGAGGTCCTCTCCACCATAATTCTTGGTATCATGTAAATTAAAATTAAATTCTTGATTAACTGCACAACTAGGACACGTTACTTTAGTTTCATACATGTTACCATAGCCGGAGATCCGTGTTCCCACAATAATAGCATTTCTATCTCCTACCAAAAGAGAATAAGGATCAATTCTTTTATCCACAATAAGATTTTCGATCACCCTGTCCAGCGCTACGCCCTTTTTAAGCAGCGTGCGCGACGTGAGAATGTCCTCTTCCTTTGCGGTCATCTGACGGATCTCAATACTCTCTTGGTTATGAAGAGGATGACCTTCCGGATAAAACTTTCCTCCCGATGGTAGCTCCACAAATTCTGTGGGGACCACAAAGGAAAAGCCACCCGAGTCTCCTTGCATTGCTGCGTGGGGCGGATTTGTATCCTGTTGTTGAACGCCTCCTAGACGTTCTTTATTTCTAGACAATATACACCTCTTGTTTTATAATCTATTGTACCTTAAACATTAAAGTANNNAGTTCCGGCTNNTTTGCCGTCCTTCAGTGCCGACTTACCAGTNGCCTTGACGGAGGCCCAATCGTATCTAAGTTTTAGAGTCACTTCTGAGAGACTATCTTCGCCNTANNNCAGNTCGCCATATTGTACATCTGTAACAAAACAATTCCATAATTTCCACGTTTCCAAGGCTGCTCCCTCGGCATCTAATTGCTCTATGGTGACGGCTCCCAATGCATTGGTTGCTTTCGCCTTGGACATGGTCCCTGGCGCCTTCTCCGAAGTAGGGGGTGCCGGCACATCGTAACCTGCTACCTCAAGGATGTCTGAAATAGTAGCAGTTATATCGGGATTCACGGGGTCCACCAGGGTCAGAGTAACTTCCGACCAAGTGATATTCCCGGGAAAATAAAAAGAGTGGTTAAGATATTTATGCTCCGCTGCATTAATCGTAAACCCGGGCTTATCTACCTTGCTAGCCCACCACATCATTGCGCCGGGATCCGAATCGAGATTACCAAACGAAACCATAAACCGAAACTTTCTTTTCGGGTCCTTGAGTGTCTTGTCGTCCAGATTATCAGTTGACCAGAAAGCCATAATTAATATCTCCTTTAATCTATTTTAATTAGTAGTGGGGAGAAAATTTCTCCCATTCTTTTTTTAATCATCGAAGGATGCACCGGTGGACATGATGACAAAGTCAATTGCGATGAACTCAATTGCTCTTGCAGGCTTAATCATGATCTTGGCATAAAGAACGTTTTGATCAATAAGATCTGGAGTGGTTGTAGTCTCATCGAGAATCAACTTATAATCCGTAATACCAAATCGAGTCTTAACATTCGCCAAGAAGGGATGAATGAGCCCCGTAAACCTGTTCCACGTCGCGCGAACATTTTGTTCAAAGAGAATCTGTGTTGACAGAATGGAAATTTGCTTCTTCATGAAGATAACCAATCGACGTACGTTGATTCGGTCTAAGGCGGATTGGCGCGCTTGTAGCGTCTTCTGTCCAAAGACCACTATTCCTGTGGAGGGGAAAGAAGCAATCGGATTAATGTTGGCATCGTAAAGAGTGTCCCTATTTCTAGAGGTTAGCCTTTCAGAAATACCAACAATCGGAATTCCTGCAGCACCTTCACTTAGTCCACCCCGATTGAAGCCAGCGGGAGCGAACCACAGTTCAGACTTGCGTTCTGAACTCGCGAGTACACCCATCATAGCCACGCTTGGCGGAATCCATACCAATCGACTAGTCGCTTCATCGCGAGCCTGTACCCAAGGATAGAAAGTACATCCATAACTGGAATCAATCTGTCTATTCTTAAGCGCTGTGGCTGCTGAATTGGGAGTGGTCCCAATGCGGTTAGACTTGTCTGAGTAATATATCTCCGAAGAGGGAATATATACATTTGGCAAATCAATAATGGCGAGTGAATCTGCTCGTTCTTCACAAACATTCACCGCATGGGTAGTCAAACTTTCGAGGGTAAGTCCCGGCGCGGTTAACAAATTCATGTTAATGAATTCGGGATCAGCGACGGTATCCATCGCTCGCTTCCATGTATTGTATACATAGCTGTTAGTCTCGGTTGAAGAACCTTCTGTCATGGATCCGTTATACATAGGATCTGGTACCTTAATATCAAATCCATCAAAACCGCCCCAGAAAGGTGCGGTGAACCTATTAACACCGGATGCTAAAAGGTCCTTGTATGAGCTTGATGTATAAGATGTACCTGCTGCATATCCTCCGGCACCACCATTAGTTTGACCCTGGCGAGAACCCGATTGATAATAAAAGGTCGTCGTACCACTTTTGTGAACAATATCGTCCAAAGTAAAAATGTAAGAATAGGGATTTACGCCTCCGATAGCAGCGGAAGTAGGATCATCGGCGAAGCCCGAATATAAGAGCCTATGGGAATCTGCAGCACTTCTGTCTGAGCGTGTGCTGGTTTGATCTCGCGCGGTACTGTATCCATAATAAGCGTTCCTAACATCACTTAAGCCACCATCAGAGGAGGATACTCGAAGTTTGTCAACAGGGAACGAAACCGAAGCCATAATAAGATGACCGCCGGCGACTGCAATAGAGGGGGAACCTGAGACCATAGTGGGCCCTTGTGCCGAAGGTCCGCCAATTCCGGCGGGAATACCTGTTGAGCCCGTAACAAATGCCTCGCCGACATAACTGGAGCCACTCCAGGCAGGAATAGTAGTAATTCCCGCCCTGCTTAAGCCCCCGATGCCTTGACCACGTGTGGTAGTCAGGTTAGTCATTCCATATACGTCTTTGAATTGCGGAGGTCCGTAATATCCGAACGGTAACAGGACTGCATCTGTTGCGCCTGCTTCCACATCCGCATTCATTTCTGCACGGATAAACTTAGATTGGTTAGGATAGTCCCCATATAATTTGAGCCGGCGTTCTGTAGTGTCCCACTGGTAATACTGATCGCCGATGCGACGTGCNATAAAATTAGGGGAACTAGGATCGAGAGTTAAATTATCATACCTCTCCATTACAACGACATTGCTGTCTGTATCTTGAAGCTTCCGCAAAACCACTGAGAATGTCCCATAATCGGTAGCTGTGGTAGAGGATGCTCGAATGTTGGAGATAGATACTTTTACGTTCTTATGCAGCCACGATCCGTGTCCTCGGCCGATGAGGCGGAACAACTTTTGAGTGTTAAAGGGTTGAAATTGTGCTGACGTTCCCAGATCCTGTCCAATAAACCAGCCGGCTCGTGCATCCGTCATAGCTTGTCCCTTCATATTTGCAGGACTATTGGATCCACTCGCAATCGCCAAAACTAATCCTTGCAAAGTGGTAGATGTATCTAGGCTATCCCATCTCAACTGTTGTTCGAATGACTCTCCAAGCCAATAATCTTTGGCAGATGCCGATGGGTAGAAAGTACCCTGATCGGAAGTCAATTGGGGATTGGTATTAAACTTCTTTCGCATAAAATTATCACTGGTGTCATCTAACGAAAAGCCAATCTTTTCAACGCCGCGAGAACCGGTAATCATAACCGTAAACAAGCCGCTGGACGCTCCAATAATGGCGCCGGCGGATGCAGTAACAGATGTCTGCCCAGTGTCAACGCCGTTG